ACCCCGACCTTAAAGGACGGGCATATATGGAAGGCAAAAGAAGCGGCAGATATAGAAAAGCATTACTTTGTGCCGTGCCCGCATTGCGGAGAATATATCGAATTTAAGTTTCAGCAGATTAAGTTTCCGGACGATGAGGGAATGAGCTATGCAGACCGGGCAGAGTTCGCCACGTATGTGTGCCAGGAATGTGGGTGTGCGATTACCGATAACGACAAACACAACATGCTTCGCTTAGGCGACTGGAAGGTTGTTCGGCATAACACAAAATACGTGCGGACGGTTGCGTTTTGGATAAACACATTATACAGCCCCTTCGTACGATGGTCGGATATTGCAAAAGAATTTCTTTTGACAAAGGACGACCCGGAGGATTTCCAGAACTTTGTCAACTCATGGCTTGCGGAGCCGTGGGAAGATACGAAGCTTAAAACCAGCGCAGAGCTGGTTATGGAGCGTCAGACAGAAGTGCCGGTATTTATTGTCCCATCATGGGCAAAGATGATTACCGCGGGTGTCGATGTTCAGGAAACCTCCCTGTATTGGAGTATTCGAGCATGGGGAGATTTCCTTACGAGTCAGAACATAGCACACGGGCAGGCGCTATCCTTTGAAGAGATAGACCGCATAATGAACCTGGAGTACATGAGCGAAGATGGACAGGCGTTTATCGTAAGCCTGTGTCTGATTGACTCCGGTGATCAGACGGATATGGTATATGATTTTTGCACGTTTCATTCAGAATATGCATTGCCGGTTAAGGGCGCAAGCCACGCGCAGCTCAGCCACTACAAGCTAAGCAAGATTAATAGGGAAGGCAGTTCAGCCCATGGAATGACGCTGGTGCTTGTAGACGGCGATAAGTACAAAGATATGATTGCCGGACGTATGAAGAAACCGAACGGAAGAGGAAGCTGGATGGTTTACGCCGGGTGCGATTCAGAATACGCAACGCAGGTTACGAACGAGCACAAGGTTAATATAAAGAGCGGCGGCATTGTCCGTCAGGTGTGGCGCCCGAAATACAGCCATGCAGACAACCATTATTTAGATACAGAGGTTTATGCCATGGCAGCGGCCGACATTATGGGAGCCAGAACAATGCACCTGGCGAATGAGGAACCGCAGGGCAGACAAAGCGCAGTTACCGGCAGTGAAGAGGCACCGGAGGAACAGTGGATTAAAAAGCATGAGAACTGGATTTAGGAAGGAGGTACGACAATGGCGGAAGATAATACCAATCAGACGGCAGGGGCGACAGATAAGTTATCCACAGCGGACATGTTAGACGCAGTGAATAAAGCTATATTTGCTATTGCGGTCGGCGGACAGTCTTACAAAATCGGTTCGCGTAGCTTAACGCGTGCGGACCTGAAACAGTTGTACAACATAAAAAATGATTTAACAGCGCAGCTGGCATCAGAAAGCTCCGGAGGACTTTTGGACGATTGCTATGTTGCGTATTTCGATGGAAGGTAGGAGGACGTCATGAGTTTTATTGATAATATTGTAGCGGCGTTTTCCCCGGAAGCCGCGTACCGTAGAGAGGCATTCCGGCAGGCATACGAGGGATTGAGGTCAGCGTACGATGCCGGTTCTTATGACAAGGCGAATGCAAACTGGAGAGTCAGCAACAATTCCGCAGAAATGACGGACCGGTACAGCAGGGACGATGTGAGGGCGCGGGCGCGGGACTTAGAACGAAACAGCGATATTCTAAATTCCGTTATCGGAGCCTACAAGCGCAATATCGTGGGCGGCGGCTATCACGTTCAGGTAAAAACTGACGATGAAGAGCTGAACAAGGAAATTGAAAAGGCATGGAGAAAATGGTGTAAAAAGCAGAATTGCGACGTTACGGGAACGCAGAGCTTGAACCAGATAATCCGAATGGCAGTGGAACGAAAAAAGGTTGACGGCGGCATTCTCTTTGTGAAGAGATACACGGGCGACGGTTTCGTTCCTTTTAAATTACAAATGATTGAGGTTGATGAGCTCGACAATGCAGTTATGCAGCCAAGAACAAATGGAAATAAGGTTGCTGGCGGCATTGAATTTAACAGCTACAACAAGGCAGTCGGCTATTACATTAAACAGTACGATATCGACGGTTACGGTACAAGGGAGCCGGTTTTCATCGAGGCAAAGGACGTTATTTTTTATTTTACGAAAAAGCGTCCTTCGCAGCTTAGAGAAATGTCTGATATGGCACCGACAATTCCAAGGGTCAGAGATGTTAATGAGTTTATGACTGCTGTGTCCGTAAAGGAGCGAATCGAGGCTTGCCTCGCTATCTTTGTAAAGAAGCAGTTACCGACAACGGGAATCGGAAGAGGAGGCGCCGGAACCACAGCAGACGGACGTATCAGCTACGATGGAAAGATGCTTACGCCTGGTATGATTAAGGAATTAAATGCCGGTGATGAAATTCAGGTAGTAAATCCATCCGGACAGGGAGCAGACGCAACCAGCTTCACGAAGTTACAGCAAAGACTCGTCGGCGCAGGTCAAGGCATCAGTTACGAAGCAACAAGCCGCGACATGGCCGAGAGTACATATTCTTCTGCAAGACAGGGACTTATTGAGGATGACCTGACTTACAAGGAGGACAAGGAGCTGTTGATTGAGGTTTTGGATGAAATATACGAGACCTTTGTCATTTCCGCAGTTTTATGCGGAGCAATAAATATACCGAAGTTCTGGCAGGAAAAAGACCGGTTCTTAGGCCATGAATGGATTCAGGAACCAAAGCCATGGATTGACCCTTACAAGGAATCCAACGCGAATAAAATCGCCCTGCAGACCGGGCAGAAAACATATAAACAGATTGCCGCAGAGAATGGCCGAGACTGGAGAAGTCAGATTGACGACATGGCAGAGGTTATGGAGTACGGCAAAGCAAAAGGAATCGATATGGGAGGTGTGTTGTATGGATTCAAAGAAAAAAGCGCGCCGGATGCTGTTGACGAGGGCAGCGGAGACGGCGACGCAGAAAAAGAAAAGCAATGAGAGGGACGGAAGCCTCCAGCGTTTTCTAACAGACTGTTCCATCAGAGCGATGGAAGGCGAAGGAAATGAGCGTAAATTTACGCTTAGTTTTTCTTCCGAGGAACCGTATGAGCGCTGGTGGGGCGTTGAAATTCTTTCGCATGCAGAGGGAGCAATGGATTTAACGAGACTTAATTCCATTGGATGCGTCCTTTATAACCACAACCGGGACAAGGTGCTCGGCAAGGTGCTCCGGGCATGGGTTGAGGAAGGCAGGGGCTATGCAGAAATTGAGTTTGACAATGACGCAGAGTCCGAGGTTATTTATCAGAAAGTGCTAACCGGCACCTTAAAAGGTGTGTCCGTTGGGTACCGGGTGAATAACTGGGAGGAAGTAGCCGCAAATAAAAAGTCCAGCGATGGAAAGTTCACGGGACCTTGTGATGTGGCAATCAGATGGGAGCCTTTCGAGGTTTCCATTGTAAGCGTACCGGCGGACCCTACAGTGGGTGTTGGCCGTTCGCAGGAACCGGAGGTAGCACCTTCGGAGGAAAAGGGAGTAAGCGGCTTTTACCATTATGAAAAGCAGCTCCAAATAAACAAAAATCTTTTACAGGAGGTAAAGAACCATGAATCTTAAACAGATGATTCAGAGACAGCAGGAGCTTCTTAATACAGCAAGAGCTGCACAGAGAGAGCTTACTGCAGAAGAGCAGGCAGAGTTTGATAACCTGCAGAGACAGATTGACGACATTATCAGAGCACAGGAATCCGAACAGGAAACAGGCGCAGATAATGGCGAAGGTGTAAGAGCAGCAGCACAGCAGGAGGAGCGTGCACGTATTCGTGAAATCGAAGATATGTGTGGCCACTTCGGTCTTGAGGCGCGCGAGTACATCGACAAGGGAACCAGCGTAGCAGACGCAAGAGCAGACGTTATGCAGCGCTTAATGCAGAACGGCGCACCGGTTCAGACAAGAGGCGTTGCAAATGTAACCAACAGCTCCGAGGACAAGTTCAGAGCTGCCGCATCCGACGCACTTGTAATGAGAAGTGGCCTGAATATCGAAAAGCCGGCAGAAGGCGCAAGAGAGCTTATGGGCATGAGCCTGAGAGACCTTGCAATCGAATGCCTGGCAGCAGAAGGCCACACCG